CACCCTCATCTCCAACTATAAAGTTAAAAATTGTAGGCATTGGAATCATTAAAGGTTCTTCTGGATTATCTGTAGTAAAATATATTCCAGTAATAATTGGACGCTTTTCAGCATCTTTGTTATCCCATAATAATTTAAACTTTTCTGGACTAATTACTACATCTGAATCTACCCATAGTAGCCATTCGTAATCAGTCTTATCAAACCAGTAATCAATTACTGTCTGTCTTTGTCTAGCAATCTGGTTGCCCTGACTTCGTAGCGATGTTGCAAACTCTACGCCAGACTTTAACATTACATCTGTTACGCCTTGCATAAACTTGCCATCTACCATACCATTGTCACACCATACAACTGCTACTGAATCTTTTGTCCCCTTGGTACTCATATTACCACTTAACCTTGTCCGCCCAATAGGCTGCACTCATCTTACCCTTAACAATATTTTTACGATGACGAGCCTTAAATGATTTTTGTCTTGCAGTAGGTTGCCTGTCACCAGTTACGCCTTGTTGTCCAAAGCGAATAGTCTTAACTTTACTTCCTTCTTTAGCCACAACTACGTGTGATTTAGTAGGATGCTTAGGTGTACGCTTTGGTTTATTAAAACCAGATACACCAATTCTTTCTAATCTTGGGTCTTTCACTTCTTTTTCCTTGCCACCGCAGCATTATCTACGAGGTTTGGATATGGTCTACCAGCCTTCTTAGCCCTTGCTTTAGCGGCAGTTTTTTGTGCTGGTGTTAATTTCTTAGAAGTTTTTTTAGGGTTCTTCTTATCCCAAAATGCTTTCTTCATTTGCTCCCCTTTGTTTGTTCTTTAGTCTTTGGGTCAAGGCGGGTTTTTTCCCGTCCATCTTTGCGGAGAATAACAATTAAACCGTCCCGCATAATTGATTTATTCCAACCGTCGTGACGCTTGCGTTGACCCGATGACATTATATTTCCTTAATTAGTATAGTAATTTGGCCACATACCAGTACGTTTTGATTCAGCAGCACGCTTTTTCATAAGGTCCGCAAGGGCTTTTTCCATACGTGCTTGTTCACTTTTTGGAAGTTTAGCAATTTTACGCATAGGTCCCTCACCTGGCACGGTTACACTAAACTTAGGGTCTAGGTTTTTAATTTTTTTCTTAGGGACATCATACATCTTGTCCATATTACTTCTTCTTTGTTGCTTTCTTCATTGTCTTCTTAACAGCCTTCTTCATTGGCTTGCCTGTCTTCTTGGCTTCTTTCTTTGCCATTGCCATACCTTTTGCTGTGTAAGCAAACTCTTTCATTCCTACTTTTGGCATTATATTTGTCCTATCTCTTTCATTATGGTTGCGGCTTTTGGAGTTATATCTTTAGTCTTAGGCATAGTGTCCGCATCATACGCTTTACCTAATACTTCTGAAGCCCTATGCGCTTCCTGTATGTGACGCATAGTTGTTCCTGCTGGTTGTATTCCTTGCGCTCTTGCGTCCCGATAAGCCTGTAACTCGCCAGTCCATTTCTTATCTGGAATATCTCTCTTAGCATCTCCAGAGTTTATCTGAAGTCCCAAGCCTTTACATCCAAAACATCCATCTATTGGAGTTGGGTGATGTTCCCAGTGTTTCATATGTCCCCTATACTGCTACGAAGTTCGCTTCTGTTACTCCTATGCTAGCAGCAATCAATGCTGCCTTGGTCGTATCATTAACTATATGATTACGGCCACCAACGTAAAACTCTTCATATGATTCTACACTTGAATCTAATGGATAGCGACTAATTCTATATGTTCCACTTTGTTTTACTACAGAGATTCCAACATTTCTTTTAAAGAAATAAAATAAACGGTGTTTACCTATAGGTCCTTCTTCTACACTAGGTGTAGTAAATATGAAATCTGCCATTGTTCTCCTTAATGAACTTACTCCGTAGCAGGAATATTTCTACTCCTGCTACAGCGTCAATCAACTAAGCGATTGATGAACCTGATTCGATTCTAAATAGTGCCTCTTCACGGTAGCGAGCAAATCCTAATACGCCGTACCAACCCATTGGGCGGTGACGCATCAAGCGGTCAACTACTGGTCCGATAACTACGTGTGGCTCTTCGGCAACTGCCTCAGCCAACGCTTGCTGTCCTGCAACGATTGTGCGGTACACCTTTGCAGATGAAGAACCATCAGTTGCGTTGTACAAACGTGCGGACTCTACGAAGTATGCACCTTCGTAAGTTCCAATTTCTCCTGCCCAAATGCGGTCTTGTGAAGAACCGTATTGGTTAGGAAGTAGCCATCCTGCTGAACCTGTCTCTGCACGAAGGTCGTGTGAAACTTCTGGGTGAATACCAGTCCAGTATAGTGAACCCTTGCGACCAACGGCTTTGTTAGCACGTAGTTTAGCAACGGCTCTGCGTAGGTTAGCAGATGAAATTGTTGCAGCAGCAGTAATTGTTGCTGTTGAAGTTGCAGTTGAACCTGAGTAGATTACGTTTGAACCGCCACGCAATGTTGTCATTGCTACGGAGTCAATAGAATCTGCAAGGTTGAATGCGATAATGTTTGCAATTGCTGGGTCAACATCTGCAAGAGAGAATAACTCTAATGCACGAGTTACCAACACTGAGTTACCGTACTCTGCAAGAGTAATGGTTACTGATGTTGGTGTTGACATTGCTACTGCATCTGGGTCAGTTGTCTCTGTCAGAGCAGTTGTTGCTGCTGAAAGGTCAACATAACGTTGTAGAACAACGGTTGAACCAGGGATTGCTTGACGTGCTGGACGCTTATCTGCTACAGAACGAATTAGGGGTTCTGAACGGAGAGCGAATTCTAGAAGACGGTCATACGCCTTCTGGACTAGACCAGCACCACCAGCGGTTCCTCCTAAGGAACCTGAATCTGTTGATACATATGCCATATCGTCACCTCCAAGTGACTATGAACGGAATTATTGTGAGCGAAGTACATCCAATAATGCATCCATTGAATCTGCATTATCGATGCGAAGATTTAAGTCTTCTGCTCGGTCAGGGGTCATAGCGTTAGAGGTTAGAACATCCTGTTGACGCAATGCGGCACGGTCTTGTTCTGATACCTTAGGCTCCTCTTTAGCAACTGTAATTCCAAATAAGTCTGCGTTATCATCAAGCCAGTTATTAACTGACTCCTCGTTAACATCATCCAAATCCTTAAGAACCAGTCTTGCTGCTTTAAGGTTGACGCCCTTCTTTTCTAGGACTTCTTTGACTGTACGCTCACGCTGCACCTTGGATAATCCCTCAAGTTGCTCAGTGAGTTCCTTAATACGCTTTTCATCGTTACGCTTGGCTTTCCGCAATTTTTTAAGTAAATCGCTTCCTTCCAATTGCACACCGTTGTCGGTATCTAGGTCGTCTTCGTCTTCATCCCAGTAGTTGTTGCTCATAGCAACCCACCCTTCTATTCGTTGTAGTCGCAAGCCTCAGATTCTGGTCGGGGAACCAGCCTGGCTCTTGCTATCGGTCTAGTACGCTACGTGAGGCCGATGGATTCACATAGGATTCTATTTAGTACTGACCAGCACCACCTTGAGTGAGTGTGGTCTTTGTTAAGCCAGATTGTCCCTTGAATCTGCCTTCTTCTTGCGCTGATATAGACTCTCTTGCTCTCTTAGCGGATGCTAGACCAAGGAATGCTTCTTGTTCTGCTTGAAGCCTTGTGTAATCTTCTCCAGTTGAGATGCTTGATAAGAACTCTGCACGAGGAGCAATGCTTGCTACAGTTTGATATCCTTTGCGTGCTTCTTCTTTACTGATACCAAATGAGGCTAGTGCCTCAGCACCTAATGCTCCAGTAGTTACATTTTCAAGTCCTGCAGCCGTTCCAGATGTGGTCGCAAGTCCAGTCTTTAATCCTTGTATGGCAGCAGCGCCACCAATTTCAGCAATTTGAACTTTACGCTTTAACGCTGGTAATCCTTCTGCTGGGTCTAATATCGCAGAAACAATATCTGTTTGATTTAATGATGGATAATACTCTGCTAATGCAGCCTTTGTGAATGGGTCAGCATTTTTAACTCTATCTATTGCTAAACCTACTCGGTCAGCCACCTCTGCTGCAGATATATCTCCAGCGATAAAAGTACTCATAGTCGCTTTGGTTGCAAGATTCCCCACGCCATAAGATTGTAATACCTGAGAATAAGTTCTTTCTGCTGCTAGGTATTCCCCAGGACTTAGTACTGGTTTACCTGCTGTAAAACGGGCTTTGTTCCCAGAAAATCTAGTTTGAAATGCAACTGCTAGTGGGTCTTTACTATTAGGGTCTTGCATAATCAATTGAATAGTATCGTTTGAATAACCTTTTTGTACCGCTTCGGTAATTGAGCCAGTTAAATCACCAAGACCATAAGATGAAAGTAATGCACTAATGGCTGCAATTTGGTCAACCTTTGCAGTACTAGTCGTTGGAGTGGTTCCCAACTTAACGTCTGCTGCTGGTGGTGGAGGGGTAACTGGTTTTGGTTGTATAGCGCCAGTGTTTGGGTTTACTTCATATCCAAGTGCTTCTGCCATAGTAGCAACTTTAGTAGTTTTAGTATCTACAGATTTAGCCAAGCCCTCTAGGGTTGCCCTTACTATTGGGTCTTTAATTTCTGAAAATTGTGATTTTGCTTTTTCGTAATCAGCCAATTGCTGCTGATATGTAACAGGGGTTGTTTGACTAGTAATGTTTTTTGCAACTTCGACTGGACTTGGTTGGGCATTTAATGCTGCGAGTTGACGCTGCAAATCCAATGCCAATAAGTCCGCTGCTGTTGGTTTTCTTGCCATTAGCCTGCCGCTCCAAACATCTTAGTCAAGTCTCTTCCTAAAGAACCAAGAGAATCTTGAGCATTCTTTGTAAAACGCCATTTAGGGTTTTTGCGTAAAGAAATTTCGTAGTCATATAAACCCATTAAACCTTTAGGGTCTTTTGCAACTTCTTGCAATTCCTTCAAGTCAATAGCATCTGCATCTTCTTCAAGTATATTTGCACGAGTTTGAAGGTATGGGCTAAGTAATTGCTTTACGGTATAGCCCTTGTCAATTTTATCTGCTAATGCAGGGAAGTAAGTTTTAGCCTGCAAATTAATTAAGTTGATATTAGAACTTAAAATTTTGCTATCCACTGAAGACTCTACTGCTAACTTACCAATCGCAGCATCGTTAAATGGGATGCCGTTTTCAGCATAAGCCTTTTTTAAAGTTGTATACGTGAGGCCAAAACTACCTCTTTGAAGACCCGCAATAGCCTTAGGGTCGCCCATTGCGGCTGCTTGAATCTTTTGAGTAGCATATGCTTTAGTTATTTTATCTAAAACATCTCTACGTTCCTGAGGGGAGACTCCCTCTAAGATTATATCAACATCACCAGATGGTGTTCTTTTTGTTGAACGACTTCTTTGCAATGCAGACAGTTGACTGTAATATGCTTGGGCTAGTTCCTTAGGAACATCTTCACCAAATACAACTTTAAACTCATTATTAATTTCAGCAATAGCCTCAGCCCGTGTTGAAACGGTTACTGTAGGACGGGAAGGGTCTAAATCAATACTTCCAGCAGTTACTGGGGCAGGTCCAATACTTGCATCCTTATCGTTTGAGTCACGTAATGTGGCTGGTACGTTTTCTGGATTTTCAGTATCTACTTTCCATCCGTCCTTGTCATCGTCTTTAAGTACCAACTCAATCTCCAATCAAAGGTTCAAATATATTCCAGTAAAGCGATATAGCATTAGGGTCAGAACCTGCAAGAGTTCGTAGGAAATCCTTAAGGTCAGATTTAATCAGTTTCTTATAGGCATCTGCTCGATTAGTAGAACCTTGAATTCCACTTATCTGAGCCTGTGCATTGTCATATTGCATAATCATTGATTTAAATAAAGTTCCAAGTTCTTTATTTGGAGCCAATCCATTATCAACAACTTTACGCAAATCGTTTAATGCTTCAGTTTTTAGAGACTTATAACCTTCATTCATTTCTAACTGTCTAGCAAGTAAAGGATAAGAATTCTTGAAGAATGTTTGTTCTTGTTTCCATAAGTTTCTATAATAACGCTTTACCCCAATACTTGGGTTTTCCTGTATTAAAGAATCATAATAATCTCTACGAGTATTGTACTTTTGGCGAGCCTCAGCAGTTGATGCTTCTCTCAAATACTCTTCAAGTTGTTTATTTTTAACAAATCCCTGAGACTTTAAGTATGAGTATGACTCTAAATCATTCGTTCCATTTAT